GTTTTATGTAGCAACAAAGAAAGGTTTTCACTTTTACTTTAAACAAGAAAACGAGTTGCCTCGTCAAAGTTGCTGCGGTATTGCTGACATAAACACAAACTTACTTTATTTCGTACCGACTTACAAGCATAACGAAACTGGTGAAAAATACCATTATATATTATGTAGAAGCGAAGGTTTAGTAGAAATGCCAAGTTATGCTATTGATTGGTGTAAAATGTTAATAAGTATGAGAGACAAAAAACCAGCAAATGAGGTCAAGAAGAAAATCAAAAAAGGAGGCGTTGAGAAGTTATTTGTAAATCCAGACATAACTTATGAAAAGTTTGACTTGAAAACTATGCGAGAAATATATAATATTTTTCATATTGCGAACTTCTTTAATAACTATGACACTTGGCGAGACGTTGCCTATATGGGGAGACATTTAAACAACACGGAAGAAGGGTTTAAATTATTTGATGAGTTCGCAAGAAAAGCACCAGCATATAAAGACGTTCCAGAAAAAATAAACCGAGAAATGTTTTTTGGTAAAGGCGAATATAACGAAAACTTTGACGAAAACGGAGTGCTTATAAAGTGTAGCAAGTTAAACAAAGAAGTTTTTAAAACAACGCTACAATATTTATATAGAAGTCGCTGGGAGCAAGACCAAGAGCATTTTAATATGAAATATATTTACCCAGACGACGACAGCAATAACGAAATGTTTGAGAATTGGATTAATTCGTATAAGTGTTTAGCAATTCGTTCAGCGTACGGAACTGGCAAAACTTATGGTTTCAAAAAGTTAATCACAAACTATAAGTTCAAGCGAGTTTTATTCATAACTTATAGGCAATCACTCGCTCACAATTTCAGCATAGAATTAAGCGAACGCTTTGGTTTCAAAAGTTATTTAGACAAAGAAACTGATTTGTTAGGGACAGACCGCCTCATAATACAATTAGACAGCATAAAAAAATTAAATGGTGGTTTTAATTTCATAACCCAGCAAGACAATATGCCAAAATATGACCTCATCATTTTAGACGAGATTGAAGGCATGTTAAATCATTTGTCGTTTGAGAAAATAGACCAAGTTGTTATTCATGATTACCTTAAACGCCTTATACAACGTGCAACAAAAGTTTTAGCATTAGACGGAGATTTATGCGACCGCTCTTATGATTTTTTAAGCGAAATATGCGAACACGAAGGGTATAAGTTCTATACAAACGATTTCAAACCAAACAAGAAACATTTCTTATTCACGCATAATCCAAACAAGTTATATAAAGCAATAGAGCAAGATTTAAAAGACGGCAAAAAGATTTGTATTGTTAGTATGACAAAGACCGACACCGAGCGGTTTTACCAAACTTACAAAGACAAATATAAGTGTTGTCTTCATAACAGCGTAGAAAGAAACAAAGACATTCTAAAAAAGGCAAACGAAGAGTGGGCGAAATGCGACCTCTTAATTTACTCGCCAAGTGTAGAAAGCGGAGTAGATTTTAATATACAAAGTTATTTTTGGAAATGTTATGCAATACTAAACGAAAACTCAACAACCGACCGAGCATTAAATCAAATGTTAAATCGTGTTAGGTATTATGAGAACAGCGAAATCTTATGTTTAATGAGTAAAAACATGTCATATAATATTAATGAGTTATTATATAGATTTGACGAATTACGCCTTACCAAGTTTCAAGGGTTAGAGCAGTCAAATCTCGTAAATATATTAATACATAACGACACAGAAAAAATAAACAGCAAGAATTACTTTATGATGTCATTCATTCAAAGAATAACGAATAAAGGGCATACTCATAAGTATTTAGACGACAGACCAAAAGACAAACAAGAAAATAATTTGGTAGACCCAAGAGATTATGAAATAGAGCAAATATTAAACGCTGACGTTATAACATTAGACGAGTATAATAGTTTAATACAGCGACAACAAGCAAACGAAGAACTCACACGTGAAGAAACATATAAAGTTCAAAAAATGTTTATATGCAGAGTTTGGTTAGTACAAGCAGAAGACATAACAATAATAAAAGGCGAAGAAGAAAAAACGGAAGAGGAAGAAGGCGAAGAAGCGGAAGAAGGTGAAGAGAAAGACCAAACACCAGAAGAAAAATCAAGAATGCTAAAACACGCTTGGTTAGACGAGCGACTTGGAAAACACGAAACGCCAAAACGATTTAACCGATTAAATCTAAAAAAAGAAGAAATAGAAGAGAAAATCAAAAGTAATCCTAAAAATATTTTAATGAACTTTGAATGGCAAAAGGTTTTGAAAATAAAAAATATTTTAGAAAAAATTGGATTTAAATTGGAGAATTATGCAATAACAGAAACAGAACAAAAAGATTACGAAAAATCATGCGACGATTTAGTAGCATTTGTAAGCGACAAAAATTTCAAAACATTATTTAATTGTAATAGAACTCTTAAAAAATTAAACCTTCTCAAAATCGTAAATGAAGTTTTAGAGCAGTATGGTTTGGAATTAGAAAAAGAAAAAATCAGCGGAAAAAGAGGTGAGGATGGAAAGCAAGAAATCTCATACAAACACAATCTCACGTTTATAGAAATCATAGACGAATACATAGTATTAAAACTGGAAAAAATAGAAGAAGAACAACAACAAGAAGAGTAAATGCAATATTACAAGATTTATTTAATATATTATAAGATTTATAAAAAATCTCATAATATTAAATTATAAGTATTCAAAATAATTATATTTTAAAAATAATATGTTTATTATATATATATTATGGCAACACGATTTTTAATAAACAACTTACAAGCAGAAGACGTATTCTTACAAACGCAAATAGACCAAATTGTCGCTGGTGGTTCTCTTGCTGGTGTTGCCGCAAAAGTAAAAGTAGGAGCAACAACGGCAATGTTGAGCGTAGACAATACCGACCCAGTCATTCCAAAAATAGACATAAATGTAGCATTACCACCAGTGAATGGGTGTGTTTTGACTGGAAACACAAATGGTTCTCTTGCTTTTTCAAGTGAAGCACCAATTTTAAATGTTGCATCAAGCATAACAATAGACGTTATTGAAAATCCAGCAAACATACCACCAGTACCAACCGACATTCAAGTAAAATTAGCAGTAGCAGAACCAGACCATAGCGGACAAAGTTTAATAACATCATTAGGAGGCGTTTTGTCGTGGGAAGACCGAGTGAAAACAATATTACCAAAAGTCGCATTTGGAATAACACCTTTTTTAAGTGTAGACAGCACAGACCCTCTTGAACCAGTAATAGATTTAAATGTTGGATTACCAGCAGTAAGTGGAATGTCATTAAATGCAAACACAAATGGCACTTTATTCTGGGAGGAGCGATTACAAAGCATTAACGCAAATCAACAACCAACCCAGACATCAACCTATTTAACACTTAATAAAGCAGACCCAGAGAATAATTTAATAGATTTAAATGTTGGATTACCAGCATCAAACGGACAAGTTCTTTCAGCACTTACAAACGGCACTCTGTCTTGGATTACTGACACTGGTGCTGGTGTTGAAAGTATTTCGCCAAAACAAATAGCACCATCAACAATTCCATATTTAAGTGTAGACCTCATTACAAATCCAGCAATTCCTATAATAGGCATTGATGTTGGATTACCATCAATAAATAACCAAGTTTTAACAGCACTGACAACTGGTGCTTTGTCTTGGTCTTTACCAGCGACAAAACAAATTGCGTTGACTGGCAACCAGCAAGTAAGTAATACATACCAATACGTTTTAGGTTCAAACGCCCCACTCGCAAAACAAAGAATAAGTGGTGGTTCTTTGAATATAAATGGTCTGTCAAGTGCTTATGGAACTGGACGACTAAAAGTAAGCGGTTCAATATGTCTTAAAGTTTTAAGTGCTACTGCTCTTGACGCAACTTTTTATATAGGCACTAATACTAATGGTGATGCTTTACTTGTTATGCCGTTAGTTTATAATACAACATCTGCTATAATCAATCAATACGTAAATGTTTCATTCAATAGCATATATGACAATGCTGGAAGTGGTAGTTTATTTGACCCTACGTGGGGTAATGCTGATTTATATTGCGATTTAACTTACTTGGGAGGGTCGCCACCAAGCGGTAATATGTACGAAATAATTTATAGGTCATTACAATTTGAATGGTTGCCATTAGCAGACGCATAATATTACAAGATTTAATAATTATATTATAAGATTAAGAATAAATCTCATAATATTCAATAAAAGTATTTTACAAGTAAATATTTAAAATATAATATTTATAATAATATATAAATGGAAGTTCCTCGTGAAATCACAGAAGCATTAGATGAACCAATTACGGAAAATCAAGTGAACGTGTTAGAGCATACTTGTATGGGAGACGACGACATAAAACATTTTTTTCCAAATGCACGTATATTCACTTACCCTCAATTGAAAATTTATAAATCTATTGACGAACTTATTCCAGACCATAAAGATTATTTTATTCTTTTATTTTTAGAAACAGAGAACAGCGGACATTGGACGCTCGTTGCAAATAATAATAATACGATTGAGTTCTTTTGCTCGTACGGCAGTTCGCCGTCTGCCCCTTTGAAATGGAATAAAGACCGAAATAAAGAATTAGGAATAACCTCACCATATTTAGACAATCTATTAAACTCAACAGAGAAGCAAGTCATTTATAATCCTATTGATTACCAAGACAACAAAGATTTAACTATTTCAACATGCGGACGGCATTGTTGTTTTCGTCTCATGTGTCTTCTCAAGTATGATTTAGATTTAAATGAATATTACCAAATGCTGCAACAAATAAAAGAAGAAGAAGAACAACCTTACGACGAAATCGTAAGCGAACTTATTAACGAATTATGATTTTGTTAATTTACCAGTAAATTATTTATAAAAATATACATGTATATTTATAATTTAACCATTTTATAAATATACCGACAATATACCGCCAATATACAAAAATATACGTGTATAAAAAACGTTTTTTATACTTGTAAATTACGATTATTCGTAAAATATAAATATACTTGTATATTTTTGTAATACTTATTATAAAAATATACGTGTAAATTGACGAATGGTAAATATAGAAGTAAAGAAACTCAAATACTTTTAAAAAACAATTATATAAAATTATATAATATAGTAAAATATTATATTTTAAAAATAATATATTATTATTAATATATAATAATGGCAACACATACATACCTTGACGTGAATATTGTTAATAACAACATTAGCGATGGAACTAACTTTCCAGACAATACACCTATACCTATTGTATTTAACACGAGACGAAATGCCGACTATTTAACAAATCCAAATGATTATTATGTTAGTGTTATTCGTTGGTCTATGGATTGCCGACTTCCTATTATAGTTCCTCAAATACTTTTAGGACAACACACCAACCCTTCTGGAGAAAATTATAACGCACTTGCTGGTAAGTTCACTGATGCAGAAGGTGATTACTGGAATACGACTTATGTATTTGCCGTTGAATGGTGGAATGGTGGAGGTTCGCCATTGCCTAACCAAATTGTTTATAATCGGTTAAAGTTTCGCCCTCAAACAGCAATAGAAACAACTAAAGATGCTGTATTTAATTTAAGCGAAGTTTATGATGACCCTTATTTTTATGTCACTTCTATTGACTGGTTTATTTATTTGCTTAATCAGTCGCTCATTGAATTAGCAGCATTAATTACACTCGCACCTTCTGCGGCAACTTTAGAGTGGTATTTTCAAAATAACGGAGACGGAGGTCTTACCTTTTTGAATAACAAAAATGGTTTGTTCTATTACCAGAAACAAGGCACGAATGTATTCACAGAAAAGTATTCGCTTATTTTTAATGGTTCTTTGAATACTTTGTTAAATGGATTTAGCACATTTCTTCGTGATTTAAGCAGCGATTTTAATTATGAATTACTATTCACAAAACCAGTTCAAACCACTACGATTGCTGGTGTTGTTTGGAACTATGTATTGACCGAATACCCAGTTGTTCCTTTCTGGTCGCCTATTTCGTCAATTGTATTCACTACACAAGGTATTCCAGTTGAACCCACGAATAGCAATCCTACAAATACCACTGGAAATCCTACTGCTCTCGGTGCAATTAACGAGAACATTAATTTAGCGAGTATTATTACTGACTTTGACCTTCCTCTTAATAATGGTACAGAAGGTCGCCAGATTGTATACTATACACCAAGCAGTGAGTATAGAATGTTTGACCTTAACACAAATCGCCCTCTTTCTACGATTAACATTATAGCAAACTGGAAAGACAAACTCACTGGGTCTTTACACCAGATGTATTTATTCAGCGGAGGCGGTGCTGCCCTTAAAATCCTATTTAGGAAACGAGATTTTTTTTCTCAAGTTTAATAGATTTATATTAATTTTAGTAAAAATATAAAAGTTTTTAAATTATATTATAATTTTTTTTATTTAAAATTATAATCTATATATACTTTATAATAATGAGTTCAGCAATCAGCACCTACCAAGTTTTAGATGACCGACTTGCTATTAGCGACAGCGTTAATTTCGGTGTTGCAGTTGGAGGGCAATCTATTAACCAACAGCGTTTTACTACCCAAGCACTCTCTTCCTCGTCTGTTTCTGTTAATTGTTTAGTGCCTTCTCTTCAAACGATTATTGACCGACACGTTCTATTGCGAACAACTTACCAGTTTACTATTACTGGTGTTGTTGCCGCTGGTGGGGCGACTTTACTAACATTAGGAACAAACTTCGCTTTTAAACCATTCGCTTTCTCGCAGATGGTGAATACACTTTCCGCACAGATTAACAACACAAATGTAAATCAAAATTACCGAGATGTTCTTTCTGCAATTCTTCGCCAGATGTCGCCAGTTGCTTTACAGCATTATAACGATTTAACCACCACACAATTAGATTACTATTATGATTTAGAAGCAACTGCCGCTGCTACTCGTTCGCCTTTTAAAACGATTGAGAATGCTTTAGAAACTATTAACCCTCGTGCCGCTTGGGTTTTAGACAGCGTGACTGGAAATACTTCTGGTGCTGGTGCTAAAACAATTGTCATTACGGCAACTTTTACCGAACCTATTTTCGTCTCACCTTTCATATTTGGCGACCAAGTAGGACAGCACAATAGCGGTTTGAGCGGTGTTTCTGCTATTAACTTTAACTTTAATATGATGGAAGGTGCGAGGGCGATGAACTGGTATGCTTCTAACGCTGGGGACACCCTAACGGCGGTTGCTGCTCTTCCTACTTCTGCCGAAATCTTGATGACATTCATCTCGCCTAAACCTTCGCAGCAAATCCCTCTTACTTGCTGCCTTCCTTATTACGAGTTGAATTGTTATAAGACATCAGTCACTGCTTCCGCTGCTGCACCAGTAGGAAGCGAGTTCCAGATTACAACCTCAATTGTCTCGCCGAATTGTATTCCAGACAAGGTTTATTTGGAAGTGCGACCGCAGCAACCAGCGGCACTTGCTGGTTTAGCAATAAGCGATTTCCGCTTTCCTATTAAGAGCGTAAATATTACTTGGAATACGCAGAGCGGTATTTTAGGAAACGCTACACAGCAAGAACTTTATTTGATGTCAAAGCGTGGTGGTCTCGCACAAGATTTCCTTTCTTGGAGAGGCAAAGCGACCGCAGTCGGCAACGGAACGACACAAATATTCCTTACTGGTGGTATGCTTTGTTTGGACTTTAACGAAGTTATACCTATTATGGAGCAGTATTATTCGTCTTCGTCTCTCGGTCAATGGACTTTTCAAGTCACTCTTACTTGTTTTAATAACACTGGATTTTCCTCACCATTAGTTGATGTCAACACGATTTTCTTCCAAAGCGGAGTGTTTCAATCAACCGCTGGGTCTTCCTCGCAGTACGTCGGTGTTCTGTCAAAGGACGAAGTTCTTCGTGTCGCACAAGAAGAACCGCACCTAATGACCGAGCATTCTCGTTTGGTCGGTGGAGGTATTAAATCTTTTTTGAGTAGTGCAATTAAATCGGTTTCGCCAAAGTTGAAGTCGTTTATTCTCAACAAAGCGAAGGAAAAGTTGCCAGAACTTGCTTCGGCACTCAAGGGCAAACTTGCCGAAAAGGGTAAGTACGGACAAATGGCAGCGTCTGCTATTGGTGCTTTGGGTTATGGTCGCCCTCGCACTCGTGGTGGTGCTGAAACTGGAGGTGCTATGACTGGCGGTGCTTACTCAAGCGGTTAAATCCAATATTACAAGATTTTAATATTATATTATAAGATTTCATAAAAATCATATAATATTCATTTCTAAACTTTTAGAAAACTTAATAAAACAAAAAAAAATTGAAATATAAATATACTATTATATATTATTATATACAAATATTAAAATGGCGAGTTTTACTTCAGCAAACGACATTAATTATAAAAAGCACGATGACTATATGACCCCAAAATCAGCATGGGAAGCAATAGAAAAATATATTCCAAAAGAAAAAGTTATTTATGAACCTTTTTATGGTGACGGAAAGAGTGGTGAATATTTGAGAGAATTAGGTTGTAAAAATGTAATTCATAAAGAAAGAGTTGATTTTTTTAATAATGAAGAAGTATATGAGTTTATATTAAGTAATCCTCCATTTTCAAAATCAAAAGAAGTCATGTCGCATTTAGCAAAATTAAATAAACCTTTTATTATGTTAATGCCTTTATTAAAAATTAATACCTCTTATTTTAGAGAAAACTTTAAAAATAAAAATTTACAAATATTAATTCCAAGAAAAAGAATACATTTTATTAAATTAGTAGATGGTATAATGCCTGAAGGTTGGAAAAATAAAACTGCCTATGATTGCATTTATTATTGCTATAAATTAGGATTACCAAATGACATTACGTGGTTAGAATAAAGCAAATGATTTCATTAATAGTTTTCAAATACTTTAATATAATATTACAAGATTTTTCATTTTTGTTATAATATAAAAATAAAATCTCATAATATTTAAAATGATTGGTTTTTTAATTGGATTTTACGCACATTTCGTATATATTGCTATAAAAGAAGTTTATATTTCGGTTTCTAATTTGCCATTGTCTTCAGTTTCACACGTTATTTGTTCTTCTTTTGAATGAGCGACACTTCGTGTAATATATTTTTTATGAGTTCTTGGAGAAGGTTTAGGCAATACAATTTCTTCTTCTTTTTCTTCT